TATGCTATAGCATTAATACCGTACCTATTAGGCTGCTTTACATAAAAGTATCTAATTTTGTCTCCGCTACCAATTTTCTCGTATTTTTTATCTATATTAAATGTTTTGAGTAGATTGTTATAGTGGTAAGCAGCTTTAACGTGTACTGGCATTGATTTGACTGTCTTAAATCCATCACAGCGTGGGGCGTATTTTTCATATCCCTTCAAGCCGGTTACAAAAGAAATATCACTAATGGGAAGTTTTTTAAAAACTTCATAGGTATCAGTAATAACCTCGTTGGTCTTTTGCTGATCTTGTGTTAAAAGCATGGTCTGTACTATCTTCTTTGCATGGGGTTTAATAGGTTCAGGCATCGTTGTACGAGCAATTTCAACTCCTGTGTATTTAAATTTATTACACGGTATACCTTCTTCATCTAATACATGCAATACGTACCTTTTTTTCTGTAAAAATAATCCCACGTCACAAATTGCCTCTCTTTTGAAAGAGATTCTGCTATCAACGCTATTAAGGCTAGCTGCGCACCAAATTTTAATTTTTTCGTTAAGATAATTTTCTATGTCTTGAACAGTATTGTAGAATTCTTGCGAAACCTTACCCCTATTGTCGTAAAATGGTAATTTTGCTTTATCAACTAATTGCTCCAAGGAAATATAACTTGAGTCGGTGTCATTGTAAATAATAGGTGTGTTCTTTTCTAGCTCTTCTTCTGAGATCCCGGTTTTATCTTTAATATAATCTATCAAAATTTTATTCCCTTGCTTAATAACGGCTTGACCAGTTAAAGTAATGCTCCTAGCAAGATCATCATCACCAAGAGGAAAGACTTTATTGCCCAAGGCACCATAAACAGTATTAATAAAAATCTTAATTGTATGTTGTTTAATATTTAATACTGACATTTCATCCTTAGTTTTTTGATAATTAGCATCATCTTTTGTAAGGGTGCTTAATATTCTTTTAGCCTTCTTATGGTCTTTTCTAACCTGTACGCGCAATTTATAATACTGGTCAACCATCTCCGGTATAATACCTTTGGTTTTCTGGCTAAACAATACTCTAGCCTTACTTAAGGCAAGTTTTTCTGATTGTACAAGCTTAGAAAATTTATTAATGGGAATAGTTACTGTGCGGCCATTGACCTCTTTGATTGTGACCTCTTTTTCTGTTTGAGATTCTATTACACCCATCTTTGTCTCTGGGGATAGGTTAAGAGTTATCATAACGGAAGGATACAAGCTATTAGCATCAAAGCTAACAACGTATTTTTGAAAACCTCGTTTAGGGTCCCCTACATACGCGCCTTCGTTCTGCTTACCGTCATCTTCACCGCGTATAAAGGTAGGAATTTTTTGATCGCGGTATCTTGCCCTAATTGCACATGCACCAATAATAACACTCATACTACCCATAGCGGCTTCCATGGTGGTTAAACCTGTATAACTTAGCATACGTAGCAATTGAAAGTATTGTAATTTGTCTTCTAACTTTACTAACAATCGAACGTCTTGTATGTTATAATCTACAAACGTCTCCCAGTCTGTATCTGCAAGACTGCTTAAATTTGTATTACCAAAATCGACTTTTAACTCGCCAAGCTCTAACCTTGCTATGCTGTCTAACTTGTAGTTTTCCCTTAAACTCATACAAAAGCGCTTGTAGATATCGAGATAATCAAGACAAGAGATACCGTCTATGTACCACCTGATCTGCTCTTTGCCAAACTGACCTTTTAACGAGCGACTATAAACCCGCTTCATAGGACTCAATCTACAAACTGTCTCTTCATCAAATAAAACTCTTATACGATTGACGAGATACGGTAAATCAAATAAGACCGAATTCCAACCCATTATTACATCTGGATAATCTTGCTCAATAAAAGCAATAAATTTTAAAAGTAATTCTTTTTCTGATTTACAATGTATATATTTTTGATCTGCAGCAATTTTTGCGTATGGCTTAAGTCCCCATGTAATAAACTTACCAAGCAAGCTATCATATATAGTTATAATATTAATAGTATGGTTCGCGGTTTCTATATTAGGAAAATCATCAACGGAATATGTTTCAATGTCAAGAAATTGTATTTTCATAGGAAATTGAGAAAACTCTGTTGATTCATTTTCCTTCCAGAAATTATCAATTAAAAATTGCTGAGCGGGTGATAAATTTTCAAATACTCTAGTTATACCAGATTCGCGTAAATACTTTGATTTTTCAAATTGATTCTTGAAAGTCTTCTTCTTTAAATGTGTTTTAAAAATACTTACAGCATCTCTAGAATTATTAGATTCAAGAAAAATGTATGGTCGGTAAGTTGAGTCTATTGCAATCCTGTTCCCCGCCTTGTCCCATGTAAAGAGTCGAATTAACTCTTGTCTAGGATCATACGCAACATTTCTATAGCCAACCATATCTCTATTATACTGGCCTCGTAGAATTTAGCAATAAATAATTTGTGGAAAAGATAATGCAATTTTTTAATGCGAATTTATCGTGTCCTCCGGAAATACCTGAATGCGAAAGACTTAGGGCAGAATTTTTTACTGATTTAGATGATTTAAAGCGTAAAGGTGGATGCACCAAATGCGGAGAAAATAATCTTAAAAACAAATACATTCTTAAGCTACAGCAATTAGCTAAACTATAATACCGTTAATTGTATTGAGCTTTTTCCTCTCCGGACTGCCATAAGGGTAGGTAAACAATTCCTCGTAAGCATCAATATTATCCTCCATCCAACGCTTGTCTGCTTCCTTTCTCGCTGAAGCACATATGTTCATATATCGACCTTTTTTGCTTAATACATCTTTAATAATTTCGAGCATCTCGGCCCCGGTATCGAATTTAAATGGTGCATCTTTATACGTACAAAGGTTCTGGCACGCGATTGGTAATCCAAAACAGTTTGCCTCAATCCATTTTAAATCTGACTTACTTTTGTTAAAATTGTTATCTTGAAGGGGTGCAACCAGCATATTAACGTTAAGTTTCTTTATTTTTTCTCCGTAGTTGTATAAATTAATCCAAGGGTGAAACTCAACTAGCCCTTGTTCTACTAATGGTCGTATAGGGGGAGGGAATGCACCTAAAAATACCCATTGAAACTGATTATAAGAATCATATATGGTCTTTATAATGTGCCCAAAATCATCCTGATGACCTACTCTATTTTCGACATCAAAATGAGCACCTGAACCAGCGTAGAGAATGCGAGGCTTATTTTTATGAGTGTCATAATTTATACTAATCTTCTTTTCGTCGTAAAATCTATCCAGCCAAAAGCGCGGGGGGTAATTAGGTATAACTGTTACACATTTATGCCCTGTTTTTTCTTGATAATACTTCTTCATAAAATCACAGGTAACTGTAACCTCATCACATAAAGACATTATTTCTTGTGCATTTTTACGAATTTCAGGATCTATAAATGCGGTTTTAAATTTATTGTAGTCAGGAATATCTTCATGAAATACTAGATCGTCTATTTCATATATAATTCTAAATTTATGCTCTTTAGCAACCTCTTTTAAAAATTGGATAAATCGAAGCTGGTGAGCTGTAGCCTGTCTCTGTACCCTGACTACCTTTACGTTTTGATACCATCGCGGATCTAATACCATTACAGTACTTCCATGAGCTGTAAATTTGCCAAACGCGTTTAGTAATTGCTCTGGCCACATCATTCTCCAGTAACCACAACCAGAATAGTCAGCATAATATTGAGCGACTCTAGGCAGTTGAGTGTCTGGTGGCGGTGTATTGTCCGCTACTAAAGTAGGTTTTGAGGGGATTTGCTGCTTGTTATAAGTTGGTATATTTCGTAGCAAAGGCGGGGCAAACTCTCCTGTAATAAACATGTATTATATATAAATTATGTTTAAGGAAAGTCAACTACAACGTTCCATTAAATCTTGTTGTAATACCATTACGTTTTTCTAGGCAAATAAGTTCACCATTAACTAATCTAGAACATTCTTTTCTATGAGAAATAACATAAATGCCAAAATTATTCTTTGCCACGAGCTCGTTGAGTATATTTAGTACTAACTCAACACCAGTTTCGTCCAAGCTAGTATCGAGAAGCTCATCATAAAACTGAATATTATAATATACATTGCCTTGAAGTCTGAGCATATCAATAAAAGTAAACATAATAGCTAGGTCAATTACCTTTCTTTCAGCACCGCTAAAATTAAAATAACTAGCAATTTTACCCTTATCATTAATAATTTGTTCCTCAAAAAATTCATTAAATGTTATTAAAGCGGTCGAATTAAGCTTTTTTAAATAGTATGTTAGTTTATTGTTAAATACGTTAAGTATTTTCTTTACAATATAACTCTTTACCCCTTCCTCACTAACAACAAATTTTACCGTATCCATTAAGTTTATAATTTTTTTATGTCTCTCAATCACCTCAGTTAGGGTAGAAAGTTTTGTGTTAGTGTCTTGTATAACAGTGTTAAAACTATCGCTCGAATCAGTTAGATGTTGCAAATCTTGATTAACCTGAATATTATATGCGCTTAGCTGAGCTACCCGTTTTGTATCATTTTCTTGCTGCTGCTTAGAGAGCTTACTCTGATTTATATTGTTTTGACCTTTCTTAATTGCATCGTTAATTTTTGTTTTTAGGGTGTTTAACTCAAGAATTTTAGCTTCCAACCCCTTTATCTCCGCTTCATGCTTTGTAATCTCATCTTTGTATTTTTTCTTATTCTCCTTTATGGACTGTATATCGTGACTAGTTACAGGCTTTAAGCATGTAGGGCATATATCCTTATCAGTACCAATTTTTGACATAGTTGTAAAACAAAATTCATTCTTAGTTTCTAATGCAGCAACCTGCCTACCGAGATCCTGAATTTTTTCATCACAATCAGTTACTTTAGCTGCTAAGAGAGTTATGTTCTTATTAACATCATCAACGTTAATCTCAATATATGATGATAATCTCGACGTTAATGTATTTAATTCGTTATTATTTGCTATACGTCTGTTTGTTAAAGTTTCCTTGCGGGTTGTATATTCATTATGCAGCTTAATTTGTTGTTCTTTCAGGCTATTAACTGATTTAATTACTTCATCTTGCCTAGCTAATTCTGTATCAAGCTGTTTTTTTACCTCAGATTGTTCATCTCTTAATTTATTGAGCATCTTACTAAAAATTTCGAGATTAAAAATACCTTCAATAAATTTACGCTTTTCGGTTTTCTTTTGTGCCATAAACGGTACAGTGTTGTTTACAGTCATTATTACACAGTTTTGAAACAATTCTGGTGTACACTGCAATAGTTGCATTACATATTCTGTAGTATTGACAATACTATCCCTGGTTATGTCTCTTTGATTATGATACAAAAAGCATTTGCTTGGCTCTAGCGTTCTAACAATTTCATATTGTTCAGTCTCCTTGCCATTATTAATACTAAAAGATAGTGCAACTTCACAGGTTTTACTGGTTACATTATTAATAATAAATTCTTTTTTTAGTTCACGAATTGTGGTACCAAATAATGCAAAGTGTACCGCGTCTGGTATAGTGCTTTTACCTACACCATT